GCAACTTCAAATCCGAGTATCGACCGACGGAATTATTGAAGATGCTAAATTCAAAACTTACGGATGCGGCAGTGCTATTGCTTCTTCATCACTACTCACAGAATGGGTTAGAGGAAAGTCCCTTAACGAAGCGGGAGAAATCAGCAATGTCCAAATTGCTAGAGAGCTATCGCTCCCGCCTGTAAAAATACATTGTAGCGTGTTGGCCGAAGACGCGATCAAAGCCGCAATCACGGATTATAGGAGCAAGCATGAATCGTGAAAGATTATATGAAGAAATTAAATCAGACGAAGGAGAAATTCTTGAAATTTATAAAGATCACTTGGGCTACCCTACTATCGGTATTGGACACTTGGTCACACCAGAAGATGAAGAGTATGGAGAACCAACCGGTACTCCCATTACGTCAGAAAGAAGCCGAGAGCTCTTCGATAGAGACGTTGAGTGTGCCATTAAGGACTGCGAACGACTTTATGGACAGTGGCACAATTGGCCAGAGGAGGTTCAACTAATCTTAGTGAACATGGCGTTTAATTTAGGTGCTACTCGTTTAGCAAAATTTATGAACATGAAGAATATGCTGTCTCAAGGCAAGTGGAAAGAGGCAGCAAAAGAGGGTCGAGACTCTTTGTGGTATCGACAAGTAACTAACCGAGCCGAACGGCTCATGAAAAGACTGGAGAATGTATGAAAATGCGAAAAAAGCTAGGCCTGGCTTTAGCTGCATTGGTACTAGTATCTGGGTGTGCGAGTAATAAAGCAGCACAAGATTATTACTCTGCAATGCAAGCAGCAGCAAGTGCTAAAGCGCAAACTGATACCGCAAGGTATGAGGCTTTATCAAAAATGGCTGCTGCCGGTGGCGAAGCAAGTGTCGCTGCTACTATGGCTATTGCACTCACACAACCCAGTACCATAACTCCTCAATATATTGAATCTTCTGCCCTGAAATGGGCACAAATCCTTACGCCAACCATTGGCACTCTAGGATTGGGTATTGTACAAGCAGGTGTAGCTAAAAATGCATCTAACAATGCATCCCAAGTTCAAATGGCGAGTATGGCTAGTAACCAAGCAATTCAATTAGGGCAACAAGATATGGTGACTAATTTAGGCGGACAATGGGCATCTGGAGCCGCAGCATCGGGTCAACAACTTGTTGATTTGGGAGTTGCAGGGTTTGGAGCACTTAATACAGCAGGAGATCAAACAGTTGCTCTTGGTACGGCAGGTTTAAATTCTGCTACTACAATTGCTACTGCTGGATTTACGTCTAATGAGAACATTGCTACAACAGGCTTTGGCACAGTCGAGACCGTATCGATAGCTGGTATGACGGGTATTGTAGACACAGCAACTATTGGTATGGATAACCTTAACAACATGGGTCAATTTGGCATGACTACAGTTGGAGCAGTTGGTATTGCAGGTATGAATAACTTGAATGACATGGGTCAGTTTGGTATGACTACTGTAGGTGCTGTAGGGCTTGCTGGTATGGATAACCTTACTACGCTTGGCACTACTGGTATGGAAAACCTTACCACGCTTGGTACAACTGGTATGGAAAACATGCTTAACTTATCCTTAGATTATAATGATCTGATCGATAGCATGGACACAACTAGTGCTAATACATTGACTACAACATTAGCTGATGCTAATGATACCAACCTTCAAGGTCAAACAAACTTTGCTCAGATTATTGCGGACATGCAGGCTACTATTGATGCAATGTCTCTGCAACTGAACAATACAATTGTTTGTCAAGACAACGGTACAGGTACTGTAGTTTGTAATTAATTTAACGAGGAGGAAACTCCTCATTTCTTTTTATAGGGGAAGTATGAAAACATACATGGTTACTTTTCGTAAGAGTGGATATGATAAATATACACGCTTTGATGAGTTTGATAATGCAATAAAATTTGCAGAGCATATGGCAAAGAGACACAACTCGAATGTTGAAGTACGAAACTACGATACTGAAGAGCTTATATATGCAGTAGATGCTAAAACAGATCTTGACAACAAACTTCGAATTTAGTATAATATAAGAAATTTTCGGAGTAACCATGAATTTATTTTACCTTGACGATGATCTCGACAAGTGTGCGGAAGCTCATGTCGATAAACATATTGTAAAAATGCCCTTGGAAGTAGCTCAGATATGTTGCACTTGTATCTGGATTGATCTAGTCCTGGGCTTTGTTCCTCGCGCTCTTACCAAAGAAGAAACGGCAATTCTGAATGAAGCGAAAGCTCCAGAGAAGCCACTCAAACCAGAAGAGCGTACAGTTACTCCTTATCTACCGATGATGTATAATCATCCTTGCACTATTTGGGCACGTAGTTCACTTGATAACTATGAGTGGACTCACTGCTACGGCAACGCTCTGGGAGAAGAATATCGTTACCGATATGGAAAACAACACAAATCAGTCACAGTCATTAATGAGCTACCCGATCCTATCAAGATGGAAAGACTTGGATTTACCACTTTCGGACTGGCAATGCCAGACGTGCTCAAAGACTATGACAATCCTATACAGTCTTATCGTGACTACTATCATCTCGATAAGGCTACTTTCGCCAGTTGGACTGGGAGATCTGCCCCCGCATGGTGGGATGATTCTCTCGCAGATTACGAGACAAGGATCACGAGAAAATAAATGAAAAAATTAGGCTTTTGGGTGTATGACACCTACAATTTCTTTTTCAGTCTCAAAATAAATCCTTTGAGGCATATACCAAGTCCCTATACACAATTTTTACTGATGTTTTATCTATCAGTTATGTGGACTGTGGTATTTACGCTTTGGACCGGATACAGTATTTATTTTGGTATTGGAAGTGTCGGAGGGCATTTATTAGTAATTAGTGCCTTTTTTATTACCGCCATTACTTTTCAAGACGCAGAAAAGAATGGGCACCTTTGGGTACAACGAACCAAGGCTCTGGAAATTGGAAATGTACCAGAAGTTAATTGAATTAATTAAGTCAAGATTTAGAATCGAGACAGAGATTATAGATTCAGAGGAAGAATTGAGTTTAGTAGTTATAAACATATTTAATAACGAAGTTATTTACAAACATAAACAAGATTTAATTCCTTTATTTTGGGCTTTTAAGAAACGATTGGAGGATGAAGATGCATGACGCACTCATGGAACCTTGGAATACTCGAGATACCTGTCCCAACTGTGGCGAAGCTTTAGAGGGAGATGGGTATAGTAATGGGGATCCTGTAAGATGCCCCAATGCTTTAGAAGAGGACTGGTGGTATAGCGAACCAGACAGCGGACCGTGGTATTGTAACTACGACCCGGACGAGTAATTATGACAGATAATGTAAATAAACCACCGCACTACACTGCACATCCAAGCGGTGTAGAGTGTATACAAATAACAGAACACATGAACTTCTGCCTGGGTAATGCTCTCAAGTATATATGGAGGGCAGGACTTAAACAGAATGAAGTAGAAGATCTGAAAAAAGCAGTATGGTATCTAAACAGAGAAATTGAAAGGGTAGAAAATAATGGTAAAAAGAAAAGAACACGAAAATCTATCTACCGAGAATATCCAGAAAGTGATAACCCTCTTGAATGCGCAGGATGGGGAACGCCCGATAACGAAAAAGGAAGCATGTTCGATACTGAACATTTCGTACAATACGGCGAGACTATCTAAAATAATTGAAGACTTTAATGAGAGAGCAGCTTATGTACAATTACGAAAATCTCAAAATCGAGGTAAGTCAGCAACCGACATGGAAGTCGCAGACGTCATTCGAGATTACTTATCAGGGGATTCAATTGCAGCAATCGCAAAATCTTTATACCGCTCCTCCGGGTTCGTTAAAGCAATTGTGGAAAGAGTCGGAATCCCTAGTCGAGGAGTATCTAAAGAAGAACGGTCTTTTGTAGGCTATCTACCAGAAGAGTGTGTAGCTGAAGAGTTCGCTCCAGGAGATGTTGTTTGGTCAGCAAGACATCATGCCCCAGCAGAAATAGAATATGAAATATCAGTAGACTATCAAGCGGAAAGAGCCGGATTTAAAGATGTAAACTATGAAAATAAGTATGGCGCTAAATGCTACTCAATCTGGGTAAAAGAGCCTTTCGATAGTGATAAAGAGTTCTGGATCGGGGGTATTGAAACAGGAGGCTTTAAAGCTGTATCGCTTGCATATGATCTCGGCGCTTTACATCACTTAAAAAAATATGGAGTTGACCTCTCACGTTTATAAAAATAGTTCTTGACAACTTCCTTATATTGAAGTATAATATAATTTCAAAAGTGAGGGAACCTATGGGCGACCGATTTTATCAGCAACAACTTAATCGTCTGGGCGTTTGTCCGGGCTCAACTAACAAGAGGAAAAGAAGAATGGCATGGGATGACGACAAGAAAGCTCAAGCAGTAGCAATGTATGAAGAGCAAGAGCCTACCCCCGAAACCAGTATGGAAATTGTCAAAGCAATTGCAGAAGAGCTTGAAGAGTCACCTAACGGTGTTCGCATGATATTGACCAAGGCTGGCGTATATGTAAAGAAAACCCCCGCTACTGGTGGAGCGAAGCCCACAGGTGGTTCTAGCGGTGGTAGAGTTTCTAAAGCAGCCGCACAGGAGGCTCTTATTGCTGCATTATCAGATGCTGGCCAAGAAGTTGACGAAGATGTAATATCAAAGTTGACAGGTAAAGCTGCTCAATATTTTGCGGGAGTTCTTGGTAACGTAACCGCTAACTAAAAAGTTTTGGGGTTCGGCTCCGTGGTAACATAGAGCCTTACCGGATGCTTGGAACATGCAATCCCTGTTACCCAGCCCCATCCTAAACCACTTCCTTTCGGGGGAGTGGTTTTCTGCTATCTAAAGAAAGAACCTTAGAGTTCAGCAAAGTAAAAAATTTTACTGACCTGCTACCTAAGGAGTAGATGTGAAAAAAGAAGAACTAGCAGACATTGTAAATGAGTATGGTGACGCAATTATTACTTATAGGAGTGAAAACTCAAACAAACTAAAGTATAATGTGTGTACCCTGGATTTTTCCACACCATACATACAAAATAAGAAAAATAGAGCGAAAGAATCTCCAGAAACCTTACTATTATTTTGTTGGGATACGGACTCTTATCGCTTACTAAAACCTGCAAATGTTACTAGTATAGTACCACTAGCCGCTGTTTTACAAAACGAGAACTAGTTATGGAACTATATCAGGCACCCGAAACCTATGAAAGAGTTATACACTATGACGAAGACAAAGAGATTCAAGTCAGATTAATAGTAAGTTCTTTTAGAGGGGTAGAATACTTGCATCTTCGTAAGTATTATTTGGATTTTAATGAAGAGTGGAAACCTACACCGGAAGGCGTAGCAATGCCCCTAGACTTTAATAACTCTAGGGAATTATTTGTAGGTTTAACTGAGATACTATCTTTAGCTGAAAGTAAAGAAATTATAGAAGAACAGTTCCAGGACTTAATTAATAACCTTTACTTAAAATAATTCTTGACAATTACCTAAAACTTTAGTATAATATCTTTTCAAATTTGGGAGATACTATGCGTGACTTTATCGAAAAAGCAAGTTTGTGCTACTACTCTGGTGCTCCGATTATTTCGGATGCTGAGTTTGACAGCCTTGTTGCGAAGTATTCTTACGATCAAGTAGGCCACACTGTTACTGACGGTGTGCCTCACTTGTACCGTATGTATTCACTTCAAAAATACTTCGATATATCTGAAGCCGGAAATATAACCGACTACGTTAAAACTCCTAAATTAGATGGAGCGGCTGTTTCTTTACTTTATGTAAATAAGCACTTAGCTCTGGCTTTGACTCGAGGGGACGGCAATCTTGGCCGAGAGATTACCGACAAACTCGCTTTACTTGTTCCTAATACTATTTCCCTTCGTGGAGAGGTATTTATTACTGGTGAGGTTGTTTGCCCCTCGACTGTTCCCAATGCTCGTAATGTCGCAGCGGGGTCACTAAACCTCAAAGATCCCGCAGAGTTTGCAGCTCGCGCTGAAAACCTTGCCTTTGTTGCTTATGACATCCAAAAGACCGGTCTTGACTATGACCAGTATACAACGGCATTAACTGCATTGGCCCATCAAGGCTTTAATGCTATTAACAGCTTCGACGCTACTAATTATCCTACGGATGGTTGGGTATATCGTGTTAATAGTAACAAAACCTTTACTAAGATGGGACATACAGCTCACCACCCTCGCGGCGCTTTCGCTCTTAAAGAGCAGAAGGAGGGGGTGCATACAGAATTACTCGATGTTGTGTGGCAAGTTGGTAAATCAGGCGTAGTCAGCCCGGTTGCTATACTTAGTCCTGTCGAAGTGGAAGGCGCTCTTGTGGGCCGGGCAACTCTACACAATATCGAGTACATTCGCAGCCTGGAGCTAGAAATTGGGTGTACTGTAGAAGTTATTCGCAGTGGAGAAATTATTCCACGAATCGTCCGTCGAGTAGACCAAAAGAAAAATAATTCTTGACATTTACCTCAACTTTTCGTATAATATACTCTACTTTTTCGGAGAATCAAAATGCTGCGTGAGATTATGCCACCAACGGATTGCCCGTCTTGTGGGGGTAGTCTTAAGTGGTTAAATCAGCTTCTTTATTGTAAGAGCACTCAATGTGGTGCTCAGAAGCGAAAGAAGATAGAGCATTTTGCTAAAAATCTGAAAATTAAGGGCTTAGGCCCGTCAGCAATTGAAAAGCTGGGTATTCAGGACTTTGATGAAGTATATGCTATTTCTTTAGAGTATATGACAGAAGTTCTAAATTCTGAAAAAATTGCACTGAAGTTGAAAAGTGAGATAGACAATTCAAAGTCTGCCCCACTTGACTTAGTGCTGCCTGCTTTTGGTATTCCATTAATCGGAAAAACGGCAACGAAAAAGCTGTCTGAGACTGTTAAAAATATTACTGAAATAAATACAGACACTTGTAAGCGTGCCGGATTAGGCCCAAAAGCTACTGAAAATTTGTTAGACTGGTTAAAGAAAGAGTGGTATAGTTTTTATGATGGGTGTCTTCCTTTTGATATGAAGTTTGCACCTGTTGGCCCTTCGCTATCCTTAATGGATAGAGGGGTTGTTTGCATAACCGGAAAGCTTAAAAGTTTTAAGACTAAGGCCGAAGCAAGCACAGCACTCGTTAATCTTGGCTATACAGTAAAGTCAAGTCTAACAAAAGATGTAACAATTCTTGTAAATGAGAGTGGTATAGAATCCGCAAAAACTAAACAGGCCAGAGACTCTGGCGTAAATATTGTAACTAATCTAAGTGAATTTCTAGGAGAACACTAATATGGCACTTCCTAAGTGGACTGATGAGCGCACTGCTCAACTGACAGCTTTCGTAGGTAGCGAAAGCCCTGTATCCCAAGACACTGTTGCAGAAGCAGCAGATGACCTCGAAACTTCTACTCGTTCCGTTTCTAGCAAGCTGCGAAAAATGGGTTACGAAGTAGAACTTGCTTCTTCTCGATCAAATCGTGCTTTCAGCGCGGATCAAGAAGCAACTCTTGCTGCTTTTGTCTCTGACAACAGCGGTGAGTACACCTATGCTCAAATTGCTGAGCATTTTGAAGGCGGAGCTTTCTCCGCTAAGTCTATCCAAGGCAAGATTTTGTCTATGGAACTGACCGATCATGTAAAACCTGCTCCTAAGGTTGAGACTGTTCGTACCTACTCTCCCGATGAGGAAGTAACTTTTATCAATATGGTAAATGACGGTGCGTTTGTTGAAGCTATTGCAGAAGCTCTTGATCGTTCTGTAAACTCTGTACGTGGTAAGGCTCTTAGCCTTCTTCGTTCGGGTGAAATCGACGCTATTCCTCGACAAGAGCACACCAAGGGCGGAGCTAAGGAAGATCCTTTGGCAGACCTCGGTGATGTGTCTGGAATGACTGTTGAAGAAATCGCAGAGGCAATCGGCAAGACTGCTCGCGGTGTTAAGACTATGCTAACTCGTCGTGGCCTTTCAGCCGCTGACTATGATGGCGCTTCAAAGAAAGAAAAGGCTGCTGGTTAAGTAGATTTTCTTTATAGCAACCGTGGCGGGTGCGTTACGGTTGCTTTTTTTGTACTCGGGGAATTTAATTGAATATTGCTTCTGCATTAATCAAACAGATTATTGTGCTTCAGGATGGAGACACCTGGAGTTACTTGCGTAAGCATTATTTACCCAACGAGTACCACACCATCTTTAGTATTATTGATGGACACTCCCAGAAGTATCATACTGTTCCTACATTTGAGGATTTAAAGTTTGAGATTCGGGATAGTGCTACGCAAGAAAAAATTCTTGCTATAGAAGCACTGGAAGTTGAAGCAGACCCTTCTATGCTGCTTCAATACCTAAAGAATGAGTATACTCAAAAAGAGATATTGTACTCACTCGAAAAATATATTGACCATTCTATATCTTTTGAAGATGCAGAAGAGTCAGTATCTCATCTACATCAGATCGTTCTAGATATAGAAGATAAAGTGGAACTAGAGCGGCCCCAGGAAAGTATGCAACGTATTTCCCTGTTCCCTGCTGAAGATGAGTTGGAAAAGTACCTGCCCCTCGGCATGAACTCCGCATTCGACGAAGAGTTTAAGTTTTCTCCCCGAGACTTAATTCTTGTCGGGGGTCGACGCGGGGCAGGGAAATCCATTACTTGCTGTAACATTGCAAATACAGTGTATGAAAGTGGAAAATCTGCTATCTATTTCACAATCGAGATGGATAGTCGTGAGATTCTACAAAGATGCTGTTCCATTGCTACTGGAGTTCCTCACGAGCGTATTCGCAAACGTAATCTCAGTGTTACGGAGTGGGGGCTTGTCTCAGCTTGGTGGGCAAATCGTTTTGTCAACCCAGAAGAAAAATTGAAAGAGTATCAAGATCATCGAGACTTTGATCGTCTACACTACGATCTAAAGACTAACTGTGAGCTTCTCCCGACTCAGCAGTTGGATGTTGTCTATGATGCTTCTCTTACACTTTCAAAGATTCGGGCAGAGCTGGACAAGAAAGTAAAAAGTGCAATGGATGTTGGTGTAATCATTGTTGATTATATCAATCAAGTCAAGCGTTCTAATCTTCCGTCACGCGCAGGTCAGTATGACTGGACTGAGCAGATAGAAGTAAGTAAAGCACTGAAATCAATGGCCCAGGAGTATGAAGTGCCGATCTACAGCCCTTATCAAATAGATGCTACCGGAGAAGCTCGCTTCGCCAAAGGTATTCTCGATGCAGCGGATGCAGCTTTCACGATTGATACGTGGAATACTGAAGATGCTATTATGACATTTAACTGTACTAAGATGAGAAGTGGTAAAATGGGAACATTCACCTCTACTATGGATTGGGAAACTCTAAAAATTGGCCCTGAATCGGCACTCACACCAGACGAAAAAGAAGAAAATGAGCACAAGACTGGTGAAGAAATAAACGACATCTAAAAATAGTTCTTGACACTCCTGCTGATTTTTGATATAATATATCTTCTATTGGCAGGAGTTTTTTTATGGGGATGGTTTATGGATCTATTCGGCATACAACATCAGGACGAAGAAAGAGCACAAAAAGTGTTCGACGCACGAAAAGAGTGTTTTCAACGGTATCCAAAAACAATACAGAATATTTTAGACGAGAAACGCCCGACTACCCAAGCGATTCCGGCACAGCTGGAGTTGCCGCTAGAGTGGAACCGCCACGTTACACCGGAACCCTTGTTAAAGGTATCGGAACCATGCACAAATCAAATGCAATCCCAATTATCGACGAGCAACAAATGAAAGATTTAGCGAGTATGAGACGATGAGTATAGCACCTAGAGTAGAAGTAAAGGTTGGCCCTTACTTTGATATTCTCGAAGTGGCAATGGCAGAGGAGAATATTGACTTAGCAAAAACTATGCTTGCACGTATATCTGTTTATTTTCATCTTTTAGATGATGAACATAAAGATTACTACCAAGGCTGTCAGTACGCTATCGAAGAGAATTTAGTACATACTTTTGCAGAAGGGTACGATGATGAGTATGAATATGACGAACCCACCGAGTATGATGAGTGGCAATCTTTTGATTCGGACTGCTAAGTGAACGTAGAAGAATTATTATATTCTAAACAGGTTCCTTTCTTGCCCAAAGGTAAAGACTATGTAGTATCGTGTCTTAGCCCTGAGCATGATGATAGTAACCCAAGTATGCGAGTCGATCAAATCACTGGCATATTTCATTGCTTCTCTTGTGGCTACAAGGGAAATCTTTTTGTGCATTTTGGAGAAAAGGCAAGTTTTCTACACTTACGCAGAGAACTTATTAAGAAAAAAATTCGTGAGAAGAGAGCTGAA